GCCGCCGCGATGACGCTGCTCACCGACGCCGGCATCATCGACCACCCCGGCACCCGCAAGACGAGCCACCGGGCGCGGCACCTGGTCGCAGTGCCGGATCTCGACGAAGCCCTGCAGGTCGCCGCCGAGTACGTCCCGACCGTCACGCCCCGCGACGCGGCCCTCGCCCTCGCCCCGGCCTACGAGTACGCCGGCCACGAACGCCCGAACGCCCGCGGCCTGCCCGTCCTCTCAGCGAACGGCCACCCGTCCAGCACAGCCCGTATCGCCGACCCAATGACGCCCGGTAACGACACCGCCGAAACAGCCCGGCAGCGGGGCGCACAGCGCCGCCACGCGACCGTGCTGCTCGAAGCCGCCCCCAAAGTCGTATCCATCAAAGCCCGCAAAGCCGCAAAGACGGCCGCCGCCCAAACCCTGAAAGCAGCCTGACATGACACTGAAGAAGCCCGCAACGATAGTCGGCGCCCTGGTCGCCCTAGCCCTAACCCTGACCGCTGGCGCGTGCGACAGCGACGCGAAGAAGGCATCAGACAACGTCTCGACAGCCGCCGACAACTTCGAAGTGCAACGCAAGATCGTCGGCATTAACACCCGCACCGACAAATACCTGTTTTACGTCGAAGGCCGCTGCGCTATCGAGCGATCCGGCGACCTGGTCGTGACGTGCAAGCAGGGGCCGAACGACTACCGCAAGCACTACATCGGGCAGGCGACCGACGTCGCTTGGGTCTCGACGCAGATGGAAGGCATAGACGTCAGCGTCTATCACACCCGCGTCGTCATCAAGCCAGAAGGCATCATTCCCGAGATCGACCTGCAGGGCGGCAAGCAGTGACCGTCGACGACCCTGCCGCACCGGGCGCCTGGGGCGTCGTCCGCATCCCGTCCCTGCGCATGATCCACATATTCCCGGTACATGACGACGTCTACCACCGGCCCGACGGCTGCGCCTGCGAACCCCGCGTCGGCGTCGGCACCGACCCGAACGACCCGGCCTTCGAACCCGTCTATCAGCACCAGCACCGCCCGCACTTCGCCGACTACGAAACCGCGCCCCGCCCGTCGACCGAAGCGAAGAAGCTGCTGCCCTGGGGCGCGACAATGGTCATCAGCGAAGGCGCCGGCGCATGACGACGACCCGCCTATTCTTCGCCCTGCTGCTGACCCTGCTCGGCGCGTTCGGGATCATCGACGTCTTCTTCGTCGCCGGGCTGGTCAGCTTGAACGTCTTCGGGATCTGCTCGCTGCTCGCGCTCGGTCTGGCGCTACTGTTCGGCCGGCCCGACTAGACTCGTCTGCGGCCCTCTCTCCTGCGGGCCGTCTTGCAAGGGTGTATCTACCCGCAGACAAAGGAACGCCCCCGGCTGACGCTGGGGGCGTTTCTTGTTGGCTCGGGCCGGTCTAGGCGTGGGCTAAGTCTTTGACGACGCGCAGCGGGGCGGTCGGCGGTGGCGTGGTGATCTTTCCCCGGCCGGGCCTGGCCGCGTCCCATGCCTTTATCGTCGATTCTTTCCATGCCGGCGACTGGCCGAAGTACACGTCGGGTTCGGGCAGGTCGCCGGGGCGCACGTAGTTCGGGTCGCCTGTCCTGGCGGCGATCTTTCGATGATGGGTCGCTCGGGCGTTGTAGGCGCGGGCCGATTCGAGACCGATGCCGAGTAGTTCGGCAAGGCCTTCGTAGTCGAGCAGCCGGTCAGTTGTTGTAGCCATTAGAACATCGTACCTTATCTGTTGGGCGCAGCAGGTTGCTTGAAAGCTAACATGACTTGCACGTATCCGCATATAGGTGTAGTGGCATGTCGCGCCGAATGTCGTAATAACAAGGGTTCCACATGAGCGCCGATCAAACAAAGTGACGAACAGGCAGCGGCGCGTCGACCCCGGGTTACGCCATACCGGCATGTTATATGTCACATTCCGGCAATCGGTTGTACTTTCAACGGACCCCGACCGGAATGTTCGACCGCTAAGAACGTCTTCGACGATCCGCGCCCCCTGCGCCCGCTATCCCACACGGCACCCCCCAAGTCGGCGACCCTTACGGCAGACCACCGACACCGAAAGGGGAACAGCCCCCATGCCCCCGAAAGTAACCCCGAAGACCATCGACTCACAGAAGCGCGTCGTGTACGCACTCGAACTCCGCGCGCAAGGCCTGACCTACCAGCAGATCGCCGACACCCCCTACGAAGACGGCCCAAACGGCACCATGTACGGCGGCGACCGGCACAACTGCCGCCGCGACATAGTCAACGCCTACGAACAGACCATCAAAGAACCCGCCGACATGGTACGGCAGTTGGAGATCCAGCGGCTCGACATGATGCTGATGGGCCTGGCGTCGAAAGGCCTGTTCGACGGCGACACGAAGGCAGTCACCGCCGGCCTGGCCCTCATGGCACGCCGCGCGAAGCTGCTCGGCCTCGACGCGCCGACGCAGATCGAGACCAGCGGCGACGGCACAATCATCGTCGAGTTCCCCGCCGCCCTGACGCCCCGCGGCGGCATGGCCGAACCCGAGCTAGACGTCGATCTGCCCGATGCCTAAGACGGTCGCCTACGAATACACCCCGCACCCCGGCCCGCAGACCCTCGCGCATCACACCCTCGTCGACGAACTGCTCTACGGCGGCGCCGCGGGCGGCGGCAAGTCGCGCATGTCCCGGGCCGAAGCGGTCCTGAACTGCCTGCGCGTGCCCGGGTTCAGGGCGATCATTTTCCGCAGCACGTTCAAAGACCTGGAACGGTCGATCGTCGAGCCGCTGCTCAAAGAGATCCCGGCCGGGCTGGGCCGGTACAACGCATCGAACCATATTTTCAAGTTCTTTAACGGCAGCATCCTGGAACTCGCCTACCTGCGCCGGCAGTCCGACACGAACAACTATCAGGGCGCCGAATATCAGCTAATTGTGTTCGAAGAAGCGACGCACTTCACGTTCAAAATGTTCGATTACATGCGGTCCCGCGCCCGCGCTGGCGGGCCGGTCGCCGACGCTATGGCGAAGCTCGGGCTGCGGCCTAGGATGATCCTGACCGCGAACCCTGGCGGCATCGGACACCATTGGGTCAAGCGCGAGTTTATCGACCCGGCGCCGGCCGGGAAGGTCTGGCGCCCCCGCCCCACGAAGGATGAACCCGAACCGCCGACGCGCTGCTACATACCCGCGAAGGCGACCGATAACCCGAGCCTTGACCGCGGCTACATGAACAAGCTCAACGCCCTGGAACCGAACTTGCGGGCCGCTATGCGCGATGGTAACTGGGACGTCCTCGACGGCGTCCGCTTCCCGTCGTTCAGCCGCAACCTGCACGTCATCGAACCCGAGCAGCTACCCGTTCCGCACTTCGGCTACCCGCGGGCCGTCGGGATCGACTACGGCAGCAGCGCCCCGTTCGCTGCCCTGTGGGGCGCGAAAATGGCTGATGACCTGGTCGTCGTGTACCGGGAACTGTATAAGCCGGGCCTGACCCCGCGGCAGCAGGCCGAGCTAATCAGGGACAGCGAAGCCGACGGCGAACGCATGCCCGAGCGGCCGATCTCGATGGTCCTCGACCCGTCGATGTGGGCGCGGCCGGTCAACGACCCGACGGCGGTCGCGAAGAACGACGCGCCGCCGCCTGGCTCGATCGCCGACGCCTACTACAAGGTATTCGGCCGCTCGATCGGGAAGGCCCGTAACGAACGGGTCGGCGGCTGGGCACTGGTCGACGAGCAGTTGCGGGTTCGTGAGGATGGCCTGCCGCGGCTGCTGATCCACTCGACCTGCGTCAACCTGATCCGCACCCTGCCGGCCATGCCGCGGGATATTCGCAACCCCGATGACGTCGACACGAAATCGGAAGACCACGCGCCCGACGCGCTCCGGTATCTGCTGCAGGAACTGATCGGCAAGCGCGACGCGCACCGCTTCGACGCGCAGGATTGGGCGCGCAACCGCGACGCGCGCACCGTGACCGGCGACCTCGGGACCGTCAGGCTATGATCGTGATACATTGTTTCAACCGTTAGAACCATCGCCAGACAGGACCATAACCGCATGAACAAAATCAAGGCACTCGACCTATTCGCCGGGACCGGCTGGGGCGTCGCCTGCCAGCGGCTCGGCATCGACGAAATGGGCGTCGAGATCATGCCCGAAGCCGTCGCGACCCGCGAAGCGAACGGCATGCACACCATCTACCGCGACGTATGGGACGGGCTGACCGGCCCGAAGCTGTCCTATGACCTACTGATCGCATCGCCGCCGTGTCAGACGTTCAGCATGGCCGGGAACGGCGCGGGCAGGGCCGCGCTTGACGAAGTGATCGAAGCGATCGAAGCCGGGGCATACAAAGACCCGCAGGCCCTTCGCGACTTCGGCGACCGGCACGACCCTCGAACCGCCCTGGTCCTGACGCCCCTCGCGCACGTCTGGCGCGACCGGCCCCGCCTGGTCGTGCTCGAACAGGTGCCGACCGTGCTGCCCGCCTGGCACGCCTACGCCGACGTCATGAACGACCTGGGGTACTCCGTGACCGTCGGCCTACTGAACGCCGAGCAGTACGGCGTCCCGCAGACCCGTAAGCGCGCGATCCTCGTCGCCCGCCTCGACCGTATCGCCGAACTGCCGGGTCCGACGCATTCCCGCTACTACAGCAGCAACCCGTCGAAGCTCGACCCGGGCGTGAAGCCCTGGGCGGGCATGGCTGACGCTCTCGGCCGGGACGGCGCCGCCATGCTTCGGTCGAACTACGGCACCGGGGGCGACCCGGCGAAGCGCGGCGAACGGACCATCGACCAGCCGGCCCCGACGCTGACCAGCAAGGCCGACCGTAACAAGTGGGACGGCGCGCGCAACATGACCGCCGACGAAGCGGCGGCGCTGCAGTCCTACCCGCCCGGCTTCATCTGGACCGGCAAGACGTTCCTGCAGATCGGCAACGCGGTCCCGCCGCTGCTGGCCGAAGCGATCCTTGCGACCCTCACTTACAGCCCGATCCTGGCCCTGCCTGACGCGGCCTGACGGGCATACGAAGAAGGCCCCGACCTGATGGTCGGGGCCTTTAGTTTGAGGCGGTCTAGGCGACCGAGTAGCCGAACTCGGCGTAGTAGGCGCGGCGGGCGGCGTTCCATGCGCGGTTAGCGGCATTCTTGCGGGCGACGGCCGGGGCCTTGACGGCGGCCGGCGCGAAGCGGCGTTCGAGGTTGCCGAGTTCCTTGTGTGCGGCCTGAAGTTCGGCGCGGGCTTCGGCGACTGCGGGGGTATCGACTGCCTTGAACATTTGATTTCCTT